GTAAACTAGCTTATTCATTTCTTCAAAATTGTCGCGAGATAAAGTACGGAACTGTTTACTGATCTCGTTGCTATTTACGAACGTAACGGAACTCTCTTCGTCGCGAATCGAAATGATTGCGTTGCCAGTACCACCAGCGACCGCTTTGATAGAATTACGCGACTTTTTCTTGTAGTAGTGACCGAGATAAAGATGCTTGAAGATGTTCGCCTGTTCAGGATCGAAATCAGCGTTTGCACCAGTAAAGCTAGTATAAATAAGATTATTTAACTCACCGAGGTTGGCTTGCATCCAACCAGAAATCATGCTGATATTCGTCTCGTTCGTATCAGCATCGAACTCGTAGAAGAAAATGCCACTAGCGACTTGTTGAAGATTAGCCATTTAAAATCTTTTGCAGCTTCTCTTTTTGTTCTTGCGTGAACATTTCTTTATTTTGCGGTTGAGGCGAGAAATAACCTCTGCTTTGCGAGTTCTGAGTGTCGAATGCTCGTAATAGCCGCGTTTTAACCGATGCCTTTTGACCGGACGTATCTAGCTTAAGCCTTCTGGCGAAAGACTGGATTTCAATCAGAGACATTGCATCGAGGTTCTCTTCGAAGATCGCTCGATTAGCCGTACCGAAACTATTAACTTCTTTAATACCTAGCGAGAGTTCAAGTTCGCGCACCTTATCGCGATACTCGCGAGAGTTCTTGTCCTTGATTGCCGCAAGTTCTTCCATGACGCTAGCCTTAGCGATTTCTTGATCTTTTCCAGTAGAGATTTCCATACTAGATACTAACTTAATATTTACACTTTTCTATGCGGCAATTGGATATGATTAATAAAAAACCCACCCCCTTTCGAGGGTGGGCCTTTTGATGCACTTTAACTAGCGTTAGACGATCTTGCCAACCAGAGCACGGTTGTCGAGAATGACGCGGCCTTCTTCGAGCGAGCCGAAGTAGCCGATCTTGTTCTGACGGATGCTGTACTGGTCGTCAGCGACGAGCGTGAACTCAGAGTTGGAATCTGGATCGGTAGCAACGACGCGGATGAGCGAGTCGCGGCTGCGGTCGATACCAACGATGATTTCTTCGTTAGCGCCGTTGAACTGAGCGCCGCCAGAGCCATCGGCCTTGGTGTACGAGGTAGAACCAGCGGCAGTGTCGAAGATCGTGTTGAACTTCTGATTCTTACCGAGTTCATTGAACTCAAGAATCGAAACACCATAGAAGCTTGGGATACCAGCGCTGTTGTAAACGGCCATACGCATAGCGTCAGGAGCCGCGATACCAACGGTGGAACCAACTTCGGTGCCAGTGGTATCTGTGATACCAGCAACGGTGTTGATGGGGTTGTAAGCCATCGCACGGATCTGCTCAACGATTTCTGGGGAAACCAGAATGTCGGTCAGGCCAGCGCGAGCGCCTGTAGCAGGCGTGCCGTTCGCCCACGAAGTGTTGATACGCTTCGCGAGGGTCAGGAGTTCGTTCAAGTCGGCCAGCAGGAAGCGGCCAGATTGATTCGAACGCTGAACGTGCGCCTTGCTGTTCGTGGTAGCGTTAGCGAGAGCGGCCATCGTCAGGGTAGCCGAGGTGCGCTCTTGCTTCAGGAGGATTTCCTGAGCCATACGGGTGAAGGTCTTAGCAACGACATCCATGCGATGCTTCGCAGCATAGCGACGGTCGAAAGAGAGGGCGCTATCCAGCGAGTAGGTAGCGACCTTCATTTCTGAAGCCGTTGGGAGAACTTGGTTCGTGGGAAGACCGCCAGCGACGGACTGGGAATATACAGTGATGTAGTCTTCGTCAGTGATGTCGTAGTAGAGGTCGAGTGGGATGCTGGGATTATCGTCCGCGTTATATGGCAGAGCCGTGAACAGATTGCTCAGTGTGGGAGCATTGTTGATGACTTCAGCGAGAACGGGTCCGATGAATTCAGCGAGAGCAACTTGAGCGTCATAAGCAACGGAGCGGTTACGGCTCGCCATCGCTTTGATTAGCTCAATTTGTTCTGGAGTACGCTTGAGTGTGATTTTCATTTAGGTAAGTCCTTTTGGTTGAATTACATGCGGAGACCAACAACAGCGAACACGCCAGAGAACTGGTCAGGTGAGCTTGTGAGGTTCGAACGGGAACCTGTGCCGAGAACGAGGCCGAGCTTGCCGTCATCGTTGTGGGCGCAGCCAGTAACTTTGCCGCCGTTAGCGGAAAGCTTGAAGCCGGAACCAACGGTAAGCGTACCGTCGATAGCGTCTTTCGAAAGGGTGAAGATACCGCGTGTCGCAACTGGAACGGCTTGGCCGGGCAGTACGCACATCAGCTCTTCCGCCTTTTGGCGGTAGTAGAGAAGCTTTTCACCGTTTTCGTCAAACTTCGCAGTCTGAAGCAGGGTGATACCAAGGCAGTTTGTGAGGTCGCCCGAAGCAGCGGGTGTGACCTTGAGGTTAACCTTGGGATAAGAGTTCGCACCGACGAAGGGATAGTCGGTTTTGCCTAGATACGAGTCGGTCGCATACGAAACGGGATCGAGGTCGAAGTTTCCAGCGGAAACCTTGACGAATACACCCGCGTCGCCTGTGCCGACGCCAGTTGTGCTCTCGTTAACACCAGCGTCAACGAGGGCGTACATATTAACTACATCATGTTCGTCGTATTGACGGAATGGTAGGAGACGAATAGCCATATTGTTGTCCTTTTATTTATTTACAGTTTTTTTTGTTTATTTAGAATAGCTTACGCTAATATTTTCACGAGAGAACGCTTTTGCGAACTTTTCACGGAAAGATTGCTCAACAGCGACTTTGCTGTCTGGAGCTTTATTGGTCGCTGTCGCGTTATCGAGCGCAGCTTCTACGTCGGCCTTCTTAGCTTCGACGGCGGGTTCAGTTACGGAAGCTTTGCTAACTTCCTTGAGACGCGCTTCGACTTGTTCAGCGATCTTCTTTTCGATTTCTTCTTTTTGAGCCTTGATCGTGTCTTTATTCTTGTGGTTCCAGACGGCAGAGAACTTCTCTTTATAAGAAGCAAAGGCTTCTTCGGAAGCTTCAATCGACTGAACTTCGGAGATGATAACCTTGCGGTCTTCATCGGAGAGTTCGTAAGCAGCGTCGAGTTCGCCAATGCGAGCATTGAGGCGAGCTACGGCTTGTTCTTGAGCTTGAGCTTCCTTGATCTTGTTCAGTTCGGCCTGAGCATTTGCTAGCTCAGTTTTCATAGCTTCTACCGAAGCGACTGTTTCGTTGTACAGCTTCTGAGCTTGCTCTTTAGCTTGCTTTTCAGCCGCAACGGAGTCGCGATACTCTGCATCTTTTTGCTTGATAGCTTCTGCGAAGTGAGCGGTCATTGAAGCAACCGCCTCTTCACCAAACTTCTTCTCAAGAAGAGCAGACTTGAGTTCTGCGATAAGTTTTTCTAAGTCCATATGGTTTATATTTTTTACATTTTTTCTGTCTAAAATGGAATTTGATTTTTTATTCGCGACGAAAACCTCGACTTCTTGTGTATGATCAGAGTCGATATTTGCGGTTGATTTTTCTTCTGATTTTTCTTCTTTTTCGTCGTCCTCTAACGTGATCGAAGATGCTTCGTCAAAAGCAACAACGCCATTCACTTCCGCTGCTGGATTAGTCGTAAAACCGCCGCCGAGCGGATAAATATCACCAACGATTACGCGATAGATTGGCGTGCCGTCGTTAAGCTTTCCGTTGCCACCTTTTGTTTTTAAAAATTTTGTTAATTCTTGTACCTGTTGTGGGTCAGTAATAATATCAGCTTCTTTCAAGGATTTGCTGCCGAGCGCGATAAAATACTTGCTGAATCCGAGTTCCCAACTAGCCGAAACTGAATTGTAAAAAGAGTCTTCAGGGTCCGAATTGCGCGTCATTAACGACGCGAATTTCTTGTCAACGGTCTTGTAAATAACGCCAGCAACCGATAGATAAAATGGATCGAGCGTAGTCGCCGCTTCTTCTTCGCTCATGAATTCGTTCGTGCCCATTTTATTGAACGAATAATTCGTGATGTGACCAACGACGCGCTCTTTGTTGTGCTCGATATTTAAGTATTTGTTGAGAAAGCGTTTCGCAATCTTACGAGCAGTAGCGCCGGAAATACCATCGCCGTTGTTGTTGATCGTGTTTGGAACAGCGAGATTGAACGAAACCCCGAGCAAGTCGGGGTTCTCCTCGAAATCAACGTTCGGAGACAGGTTGCGAAGCTCGTCGAGCGACGCCTTTGAGATCTGAAATCTTTTATCTCCGTAACGGTAACAAGAAATGGAAATGTCTTCCAGTCTTGTCTTATAGATAAAATCCATAAATTACTTTACAGCAGAATGGAATAAAATTGCCGCAGAATATTCATCTAATAAAAATTCATCGGCAGTGTCCATCACTTGTTGCAAAGGATGCAGCGACTCGATCTCCTCGAAATTAGCGATACACTTCTGCAAGTTCACGGTCCAGTCTTCGCGGCTACTAGAAGCGACGATCTTTTTGCAAAGCTCGTTTACCGATTGCTTTTGCTGATCATTAAGTTTATCAACTCCAAATTTTTCTGTTGCAAAACTCTCTGAAGCTCTCATGAACGTATCGATTTCGTAGACTGTGCTCTTAATGTCTTTTTTCGAGGCGGTGGCAACTGGTGGTCTACCAGGACCAGAGTTTGTCGGCTGGCTAGTGCGCGTTACTGGCGCGGGAGCGGACTCCTCTTCGCCATCGGGCATAACCGGAATGCCGCCAACGATTGGGTTATAATATCCCTTTTTGCGATCTTCGTAAAGCTTCTTCTGCGCCGCTTCAAGATCAGCCGCTTCTGGTAGTTTACCAGTTTTGATAGCTTCGATGCCTTGTTCTGGAGCGATGATACCAGTTTCCATCAAGCGCGAAACGACGCGCATGTACTGCGTCTCGTCCTTCGAATCGATTTCGGTGAACTTAGCGACTGGATAAGAACGGAAGCCGAGATCTTTCGAGATCCGAATGATTTCCGGTTGCAGAACATCATTAAGGAAAGCGTTACGAGCTTCCTTTAGACGCTCCATGAAGAATCCGATCTTCGCCGTTTGCCCAGCGTACTTGTCGTCACCGAGCATCACGTTCATCAAACCTTCCTTAATGTCTTGATTAAGAATGCGATACTTTTCCTCACCAACAACTTTCTTCAGGTCAGGAATAACGAAATCGGCGCGAGTCGTATAGTCGGAAACGAGAA